CGCACCGCCGAGCACACCGCACCGCCGAGCACACCGCACCGCCGAGCACACCGCACCGCCGAGCACACCGCACCGCCGAGCACACCGCACCGCCGAGCACACCGCACCGCCGAGCACACCGCACCGCGGCCGCCGCGGTGCTCGAGCGCCACAGACCGCACACCGCACCGCCGAATACCGCTCGAGCGCACCGCACACCGCACACCGCAAATTTCCCCGCAAAAACAGGCCAAAAAACTTTTCCTGTTCTCCCCGCTTGCATTATCCCGATATCGGGGTTATCGTATTGAGGCGGTGCGGATTCCCCGCGACGCACAAACACCCAAGGGTAGTGAAATGACGATCGTCAACAAAATCGCTCGAGCCGTTAAAACCGCCGCGGCCGCGGTGCTCAATTGGAGAAACCCCCGCTTCAAGCTTTCCCCGCCGAGCGATAAGGCGGCCGCGGCCGATAAGGCGGTGCGCAACATTCTGAGCGACAACACAAAAATCCGGAAAACCCCTAACGGCGCTTCTATCATCAATGCTGGTATCAGTCTCGCGCCGTCAAAGCGTAGTGGCGTGGTGAATGTCTGCCCGCATGCCACACGGGCTTGCATTCTGGCGTGTGTGCTGTGGTTTGCGGGCCGTACGGTTACCGCAACGGTGCGCGCGGCCGCAACCAAACGTACTCGTTTGTGGGCATACTGGCCGCAACGTTTCTACCAGCGGCTGAATTCGGCGCTTGTGGCGCTTGCAAGGCGGGCGGCCAAAAAAGGCGCTCGGGCATTCTGCCGCCTCAATACCGCCTCTGATATCGCACACCCCGCGGAAATCATGCGCATGCACCCCGACGTGACATTCTACGATTACACCGCATGCGCCGAGCGGTGCCGTCGATACGCCCGTGGAGAATACCCCGCAAACTACCATCTATCTTTTTCCGTCAAGGAAAGCACAGACTACCGCACCGCTCGGGAAATGTACGATCTTGGCGTGAATATGATCGTCGTTTTCGATAGCTACTATTTCGGGCCGCGGCACCGATACGGACTTCTCCCAAAAACGGTCGAGTTTTTCAATCACACGACCGGGGAGTGGTTTGCAATGCCAGTTGTCGACGGAGACATTTCCGACGTCCGGACTCCGGAATTCGACGGGAAAGGGGTGTGCGTGGGGCTGCGATTGAAAGGCGGTCGAAAGGCTAAACAGACCGCTATTGAGCTCGGGTTTGCAAAGCCGTTCCCCGCTGGGCAAACATGGTTTGTCGACGAATTGCGACAGGATGGTACCGCCGTTATCGATCTAGCTTGGGTATCGGATCGTCCAGAAACGGAAGAGATTTTTCCCGTGCTCAATTGAGCACCACAGACCGCACCACAGACCGCACCACAGACCGCACCACAGACCGCACCACAGAGGAAAAACCATGGAAAATGTAATCACCGCGGCCGATATCGTCCGGAACATTCGGCCGGAGAACAATCCGGGAAACCGCCTTTCCGATCTCGAATTAGTGGCCGAGGAACGGCGCTTGTCCTACAGCTGTGCAAGTTTCGGCGGTGCTATGCTCTTGCAGGCCTACAGGCTGGAAATGGATCGTCGCGGTTTGAAAAAACCGACATCGGCACAGTAGGGAAACCCCGATAGACCGCACCGCGGGGTAATCCCCCCCGGTGCGGTTTTTTGTTGCGCACACCGCACCGCCGAGCACCGCTCGAGCGCCACACCTGGCACAGACCGCACCGCACCGCACCGCACCGCACCGCACAGACCGCACCGCACAGACCGCACCGCCGAGCACCGCTCGAGCGCCACACCTGGCACAGACCGCACCGCACCGCACCGCACCGCACCGCACAGACCGCACCGCACAGACCGCACCGCCGAGCACCGCGCGAGCGCCACACCTGGCACAGACCGCACACCGCACCGCTCGAGCGCCGTACCGCGGCCGCCGCGGTGCTCGAGCGCACCACAGACCGCACCGCACCGCACCGCCGAGCACCGCTCGAGCGCCACACCTGGCACAGACCGCACCGCACCGCACCGCACCGCACCGCACCGCACCGCACCGCCGAGCACCGCTCGAGCGCCACACCTGGCACAGACCGCACCGCACCGCACCGCACCGCACCGCACCGCCGAGCACCGCTCGAGCGCCACAGACCGCACCGCACCGCTCGAGCGCCACACCGCGGCCGCCGCGGTGCTCGAGCGCACCGCAGACCGCAGACCACAGACCACAGACCACAGACCGCACACCGCACCGCCGAGCAAAAACCGCAAAAACACCGTAAAAACAGGCGAAAATGCAATAATCTTTCCTAAATTACCAACACTTGTGGAAACAAGTATCGTTTGAACGAATGTCGTGGCGACGATGATCGTCTGGACGGATTTCGCCTGGGAATCGGGACAACCAACCGCAGACAACCAACCGCAGACAACCAACCGCAGACAACCAACCGCAGACAACCAACCGCAGACAACCAACCGCAGACAACCAACCGCAGACAACCAACCGGAAAACGCGGAGTCCTGTTGACTCGGAAGCCGATGTCGGGATAATCCTCGCCGGAGGGCATCATGCCAAAACGCACCACCCCAAAAGCTCGAGCACGGAAACCAGCGGCGGCCGCCGCCCCTTCCGTCGACATCTCGAAGATGATTCCGTTGCCGGAGGCGGCGCGCCTGGCAGACGTCGACGAAACATGGCTGCGAAAGCTTGTTGCGTCCGGCAAGGTTGCCGGTCTGAAGATTGGCAGAAACTACATTGTCGATGCCGATTCCGCCAAGGCTTTCCAGCGCGACCCGAGCCGCGGCCGCCCTCGCGTTGAGGGTTGATTCCCTTTTCATTTCCGATCGCGGCACACTGCCGCCCTACAATCCCGACATCGGGATAGAGCAGCGAGGCCGATAATGGCGAAACGAAAACGATCCAGGCAAAAGCTCGACAAGCTCTGCGACGAGTTCCGGGGGAGGATGGAGTTCCTCGAGACGATGTGGAACTGCAAGACGGAATACGAAGTCGATTACGCGACCGGCCGAGCCTGGTTCAAGGTCACGCCGGCAGGCTCGAGCGTGACGCTGTCCGTCTACGGCGTCGACGTGGAAGAGGTGCTTCTTCCCGGTGCGCAGCAGTAATCGAAAAACTTTTTCTCTCCCCTCTTGCACTGATATCCCGATATCGGGTATATCTACCGCGGCGGGGGATTCCCCGACACCACCAACCTCCCCGGAGCTCTCCCATGAACGCCGACACCATGATCACCGCGACCATCCGCGACACCGAATACACCCTTCGCGCCGATTGGCACGATCCCGATTGCGACATCGAAATCGACAACGGCTACGAATGCGAGCCGATCGGCAACGTCGTTCGTGACTTTGCATCACCCATCGAAGCGCTGATCGCGACCATCCACGCCAGCTACGACGACTGGACCGCAGACGACCTCTCCACCGCCGCCATCCTCCGCTCCGCGACGTTCGACGGCGTCCCGGTTCTCGCCCCGGATGTCCCTGCTGCCGTCTTCGGCCGTCGCAACTACGGGGCGTCGGACATTGCCTGCAATCTGCCCACCTCCGACGGCGGCGACCTCCCCGGATGGTGGTTGCACATGGTGGAAATGGCGGACTGCGGCGAGCCGTCTTCCGTTTACCTTGTCGACATCTACCGTGCCGCCGTCGCCCGCATCATCGGGGCCGACCGTGCCGCCGATGTAGTCGGCGCTGTTGCCACCGCTTGATTCGCCCCCCGCCCGGCACTTCGCCGGGCGGGCAACACCTCAGGAAAAGGAACGAACGATGACCGCTTTCGATGTCCGATGGATCGACAACGCCGCCGACGCCGACGCATTCGTTGAATCGCACCCCCACGTCGAGCTTCAGTTCCGCAAGGTCCGCGACGGCTGGGTAGCAACGATCGCCGGCACGACAACCCGCGTCCTTCCGCACCGACCGATGCGGCTGGATCGGCTGCGGCTGACGCTAGCGACCCGCTACCTAGCGGCCTGCTATTCCGACCATGCCTCCGTCAACTTACGATGGGCGCGAGCGCTGCCGAACTGGTCGCACAACGACGGCTTGGGCGCGATTCCCGAAATCGCCCACGCCTTGATGAGGGCCGAAGCGGCGACCGCCTGACCACCGACCGACGACACCAAGACAACCACAACCCACAACCAACGGAGAACCAACCGATGGACGACATCCGCCACCTTCTCGCCTCCGGCGCCCGCATGGTGCGACTCGCGAGGGGCGAGAAGCGCCCGCTCGGAGCAGGCTGGCCCGACAGGGCGACAACCGACCCCGACACCGTGGCCGCATGGCTGCGGTCGGGGTCCGGCGTCGGCCTACTCCTCGGCCCCGCGTCCGGTCTGATCGATGTCGAGTTCGACGAACCGGCGGGGCGCGATGCTCTCGCCCAGATGGGCGTCCTCGACCTCCCCACGCCGACATGGCGGTCGCACCGGGGCGAGCACCGGCTGTTCAAGTGGACAACCAATCTCCCGGCCGTGGCGTTCCTTCATGCCGGTCCGCTCGAAGTCCGGATCGGCGGGCGCGCCGCCCAGTCCGTCCTCCCGCCGTCCCGACACCCCGCCGGGGGCCGGTACGAATGGCTGCTCACCCCAACCAACACGCCGGTGGCCGATCTGCCTGCGGCGATCCTCGACGAGGTGCTCGCATGCGTCGGCTGACTTGGGACGGCGTCCTGCAAGCCCTCGTGCTTGTCAGGCTCGGGCAGGAACTGGGAAGCGACTCCACGCTCGCCCGTGCCGTCCGCGACCTTCTGGGGGTGATTCTGGGCCTTTAGCGCCGGGGGGCGAGCGCCCGCGAGTATTCGCGGAACTTCGCCCGCTGGGAGTGGTCGACGAACCACGTTTCCAGAAGCAGAATCCACGCCGTCCCAACCAACCCCGCGTGGATAGACTCCCACTCCGGCGACACGCCGTGCCGGGCCTCCCAGACCTCCCGCACCTGGGCGCGCGCGAGCAGGCCAACGTGGACGATGCCCCGGTGGTGCGGGGAGTTCGACGCCAGCCGGTCGAGCGCGTGGTGCGGCCAATGCCGCAGGAGGAGCCGGACGAGCTCGTCGGTCGCTTCCGGCCCGGCTGCGACTGCCCGCACCCCCAGGTGCTGGCGGGTCCAGGCGACGAGGATGTCGATCTCCGGCATGGCGGGGGCGGACATCATTCCTCCTCGCCGGACAACCGACATCCGCAGCCGCAGTCTCGCTCGCACGGCATTTCGATTTTGCCGTCGGGCTTGTAGACGGCGTGGACGCAATCCGAACCGCACCCACAACCAACCGCCGGGGGCGGGGAGGGTGGCTCCGGCGGGGCGTCGGGGGCAAACGACGCATAGGCGGCGGCCACCGCCGCAGCGGCTCGAGGATGCTCGCGGTCGACCTCGGCCGGATCGGCGGACAGGGAGGCGAGCAGGGCGATCAAGGAGCGGTAGAGGGTCACTGGCTTCCTCCTTCGTCGCGATCGATAAAGGCAGAGATCGACGCCGACAGCCGCGCGAACAGCCACCAGCCAGCGAGGACGATCAACACGCCAACGGCGGACCCGATGGCGGCGACGCCGGCTATCCAGGCGACGATCTCAAACAGAATCGGGTCCATGCTCACCAACCCTCCCGGTGGTCGAGGATTCGATGCCCGTCGGCGTCGACCGACGGCGCGCGAACCAATTGCTGCGAGGGCTCCGGGGGCGGGGTTTGCTCGCCGGCCAGCGCCACCCACAAGCCGAGCCGCGCGAGCGACCTTGTCACCCGAACCAGCGCCGACAGCACCGGACGGTCCGGCACGGGGTGGGGGTTGAGCGGCGAGCGATTACTCGAGCCCAGCCACCACCCAATCGCGACCGCCACCAGCACAACGGTGAGCATCTTCCTGTCGATGAGCATCGATCACTCCGGGGTCGAGGGTGACGGTTGAGGCTGGAACCACGCAGCGTGATCGATGTCTCGGTAGCGGAATCCGTCCACGCCACCGACGGCGAACGAGTCGCCTTGCGCCAGGGCGGCCTCGACGTGGCGACGCTCGGCCCAAAACGAGCCGGCCGGTTGATCGGCAGGCCACCGCCCGCCGTAACGCAGCCACTGCGTTCCCCAACTGTTTTGGATGAGGGCGCCGTCTCGAGGATTCTTGACCGACCCGTCCTTCGGCGCGTTCCTGGCATGCCTGGTCGCGACCACGCAAACCGCGTGACTCCAAGACGACCCCCTTGGAAGAAATCCGTCCGCGTCGGTGACGGTCGTGCCGCCGTAGCCAACCGACGAGCACAGCACCACCGCATAGCCCGACTCCAGGGCGGCGCAGAGTTCGTCCCAGGTGTTGACCTGGGCGACTGCCTGGGCGCGATGCTCAAACGCCAACTGCGCGAGGTCGTCGGGGACGCCGACGCGACCCCAGTCGCGCGACCGTGGGATGGAGTAGTCCGATAGGTCGAGCGCCCCGTACTTCTGCCGGTACAGGATGCCGCCACGCCGAAGCTTGTCGAGGCCCGCAACCCACCGCGCCGCCGCCGCCCCGTAGCTCCCGTCCCCGCCGTTGTTCGTCTCGGTGCCGAACGGCGGAACCTTGAGAGGCGGGAGCCTCCCGAGTGTGCGCGACCCCCCGTAGATCGGCTCCGTCGCGCATTCTGGAGGCGGCATCGGCATGCGGCCGACGACCCAATCGCAGCTTTGCCCCACTCGAGACGCGAGCGCGAACGCAAACGACACGCACGAACCGTGGTTGCCCTGGTTGAGCGACTGCCACGGCACCCCGTAGACGGAGCGGTGCGCCTTGTCGAGGTGTCGGTACGGGAAGGTGTCCCGGTACTGCACCTTGGCGACGGCTTCCTCGGCGGCGTCGCCGAACGTCGGGTGCTCAAGCTCGGCGAGGAACTCGCGCGTCCCCTGCGGGTCTGGGGTATACCCAAACCGGTCTTCGACGGTGTCGGCAAGCCGGTGCGTCGCCCGGTCGACGAGCGCCCCGAGTGCTGCCGCGACGATCACAAAGAGGATCGCCGACCACGACCATGCCCTCGCCGATCGCGTCATCGGGATACTCCTGCGGCCTGGGAGGCTGCGCGGGCGATTTCACGGTAGGCCGCCACCCACTTCGCTCGGCCGGCGGCGTCCACCGGCCCGCCATCGGTGCCGACCGCCGCGTCGAGGTACTTCGCGATTGCGTCCCTCGCCAGCGGGTGCTTCTGCCCGAGGAGGACGCCCCGGCAGCGGAGTTCCCTCGCACTGCGGCGAAGGTCGTCGAACTGCGCGCCGGTCCGCAGGCGAGGCTCGGCGCCGGAGGTTGGCGCGCCGTCGTACTCGAGGACGTCGGCGATTTCTGCGAGCAACGCTGCCGTCACCCCGGCGTCGACGCTGGCGTCCTGGCCGACGAACGAGCCGCGTAGGTCAAGGCCGACGACCGGCGCCGGGCCGGGGGCGGGGGCGGGGGCTGGCGTTCTAGATTCCAGAATCGAGAACGCGATCATCCCGCCGGCGGCGAGGATCGCCAGGAGCGTGAGCGGGTGCGGGCCGCCCTGCGACGCCGCCCCCGGCATCCCCAGCGGCTTGATGCCTGGAGGGCCGATCGGCGGAATGGGCGGCAGGGGCTGCGGCTGCGACGGCCGCGACCAGACCAGGTAGGCCACGGCAGCGCCGACTGCGAGCATCCAGAAGGGCGGCATCACGCGGCTCCGGTGGTGGCGGACACGGGCAAACGGAATCGCAGGGCAGTCAGCGCCGTCTCAATCGCGCCGGAGGTGGCGGACACAACCCGCGAGCGGATGAACGGGCCAACAACCGGCCAGAGGAATGCGAGCGGGGCTGGCAGCAGCGACACGCCGACGGCGTCGACGAGCAAACCGACGACCGACAGCACCCACGCTTTCTTGTCCGGTCCGGCGAGCGTCACCCCCTCCAGACCGTGGACGGCGAGCACGACGAGTTCGTCGCGCAGGACGGTGAACTCGTCTCGCGTAAGGCCGCCGCGGGCCTTCTCGCGAGCGGACCCGAGGAACTCCATGACCTCGGCTTGCAGGAACTCAGGGGTCACGCCCGTCATGTGGTGCCTCAATTGTCGATGTAGGTGCCGACTCCGCAGATGGCGACCTCGAGCAGCACGGCGGCCGCACCGGGGTTCGCGACGTAGATCGTCTTGTTGCCAGCGGTGAGCGTCACGCCGTCGGCATAGTCGCTCCACCGGTAGTCGCCGCTGCGGTTGATCCGGGCGGCGTAGCCGGTCGTGTCGGACGGGCTCGACACGCCCCACAGGACGTAGCGACCGGCAACCGTCTCCTTGTTGACGACCATCACGTCCTTGACGACGGAGAACGAAACGTAGCCCGCGAAGTTGAACTTCTCGGCAGCGAGGTTCGTGAGGTCGAGCGACAGCACCTGTCCGGCCGGAACGGTGACGAGTTCGGCCCACGCGGCGTTGGCCTGGTTGCTCGCGGTGCCGTTGGAGACGGTCCGCGAGACGGACGTTTCGTACCCCTCGCCCAACGTCCCGAGTTCCGGCGCGCCTGCCAGAGAGTAGGACAGACGGTTCGCCGTCGAGATCGACATCGCGGTCGCCATTGCTCAGTTCCTTCGCAGGAGGTCGCGGACAGGGATTCCCGACACGATCGACAGGTACTCGAGGTCAGACATCCGCATCCTCACCGGGGCCGATTCGCCCCCGCTGCGGATGCTCGTGATCGCGCCGACTCCAGCCCGCTGGTATGACGGAACGTAAACGTGAAACCCCGGCGACGAAGGCGTCGCGAGGGGCTCGCGCCCCCGGCCGGAAACCCGGAAACTCGCGTCGTTGCCAGGCTGGCCGGCCATTCTTCTAGTGTACCTGTGATCAGGCACCTCCGTGGGGGGCGTCGGCGATCGTGTAGTGCCGGGGAGGCGGCGACCCGCGCCGCCGTTCGTTGATGGCGCTGATCTGCGGCGTGAGCTTGTCGGCGACGAGCCGCCATCCGCCGGGGATGTTCCGGTCGTCGACGAGCGTCCCGGCCGCCTGGGCGTCGGCCAGGATCGCCGCGCACGCGAGCGCCGACCCGAGGTGCCGCACCCCCTCTTCGTCGACCTCCTCGCCGTCGAACCACGCTGCCATGTGCCGGAGCATCGCGGCGTAGTAGATCGACGCCCGCACGGGGATCGCCCGCCAGTTCATCCGCCCGTACTTCTCGGCTCCGTTGTGGAGCGCGATGCACCCCTCGGCCGTCGCAGTCGCCGGCCAGAGGTGGAGGGGAAGTTTGGTCGAGCCAATGATGTCCTTGGGGTTTGCGGGGTCCGGCGTCCGCTCCGGCACCACCTGGGGCGGATCGCCGCCGTACTCGTCGAGGTCGTCGCCGAGAGCGTGGGACGCAGGCGGCTGCGTCGCTGAATAGACCTTGCGCTGGCGAACACGCTGGCCGGTGTTGGTGGTGGCGATCGTTGACCATTCAGTAGTGCTCGACACAGATTCCCTCCGTTCTCGGATCATGTTCAGAAGTCGAATGCAGTCGGCCGCCAGCGTCCCCGAAGTCCCCGTCCACGCGCCGGAGAAACGTCGCGCCCGCATCTCCACGTCGCGCAGGTATTGCTCCTCGGTCACGAAGTCCTCACCACGCCGTCGGAAGTGATCCGCAGATTGCGAACGTCGAACTGCCCGTCCTTCTCCACCTCGACGATCGCGAACCCCCAGTTCCACCGGTTGATTCGCGAGAATTCCGGAGTGAGGTGGCACAGGCATCCGGCCGACCAGCAGAACGTCTCAGCCTGGAACATGTCCGGCTCGCAGTGTCCGCTCGTCTGGTGTTGGTGTCCGATTAACACGGTGTGCTTCGTCCGCATGAACGCCCCTCGCGCGGGGTTCACCGGCGACGAGATTCCTCGAGGAAGCTCATGCCCGTGCAGGACCGGGAGTTCGCCGAGCATCACGATGCGCTGGTCTTGGACGAGCGTGATGTCGTGGTTGTGGAGACGGAGCCACACGTCGATACCCATCTCCGGCTCGTCGCTGATTTCAGCGGCATGCTGATACAACCACTTTTGATACCTCTCTTCGTGGTTGCCGAGTTTGTAGGTGATCGGGATGCCGGGAAATTGCTTCCGCAACCACGCCAGCGACTCCCGCACCGTGCGAAGCTCGCCAGGGAAGTCGCGGTATTTCGGGCGCTTCTCCCAATGGGAGATCGAATAGAAGTCGGCGAAGTCGCCGTTGATCAACAGCCCAGCGATCTTCTGCTTCTTGAGATGTTCGACGGCGGCATGAAACGCGATGTCGGAGTGGTAGGGGACATGCACGTCGGAGATCACGCCGATCCGCCCGACGACATCGAACGTGTACGGCACCCAGTCTTCGGCCTGGGTCTTCGGGAACTCGACCTTCTGCCCAGGCTTTCGCGCGGGTCGTACCAGCGATTTGTCTGCCATTTGTCTTGCTTGGTCGCCTCCCGATTGCCCTAGAAGTCTCCGGACCCGCGTTCTCGCCTGCTCGAGCGTCAGCGCGCCGTTTGTCTCAGCCACAACCCGCCTCGCGAGCGTCCTCGCCGGTGCGTTGTGGTGCTTCCGCACAATCTGCACCACGAGCGGCGTGATCGCGTCCGGAACACCTGCCATCGGGCCTCCATGACGTAGCGTCTCCGGGTCCGGCGACCCGTCAACAGGGATTTTCAGCCGGTCGCCTGGACCGAAATCGTGACCGCTGCGTTTATGGGGTAGGCAGTGGCGGCCGGGAGCGCGACGACGTTGCCGGCGAGGAGATTGGTCGCCTCGGCGTCGGCCAGGATGAAGTAACGGAGAAACGCCCACCCAGGTGGCGGGTCCAGCGATTCGTCGTAGTCGAGCGTGGCGACGTTTAGCGAGACGCTGTATGCGTCGACTTGCGCGATGCTATTGAGCGTTGGCTCGACGTATGACACGAGCCGTCGGACGGTTGCGTAAACCTTGACAACAGAGGAGAGGACAGACCCTTGCCCTTGATACTGATTGAACCCAAGCCCCTCCTGCGAAAGAACGATTGCGGTCCCGGCAAGGGTTACCGTGAGTTCCGACATTCGTCCGTTTACGGTGGTGTCATGCGAGATATTGCTGGCGCCATCGTGCGTGAACATCGCTTCGGCAAGAGAAGACCCGGAGTTTGATGCGACACGCTCGCCCATCTGGAGCGTTCCATAGTCAAAGATGGCTCCCTGTCGCTCTCGACCAAAAAGGCCGATTCCGTAGCCGGATGGGATTGAAGCGTGGTCGACGAGGTAGTTGTTGAAAGTGTGGGTCGCCCCTAGCCAGTGCTCCAATGGTTCGCGCACGCACCCTAACGTCGAATCCCACCTTTGCGACGGGGTCTTGCCGTCGGGAAGCGCTGGCGATTCCCCTCGCAGAAGGTCGAGGTGAAAGAATCGTTGCGACGCGAGGTATTGCATGCCCGTGGGCGTTGTCACCGACACGGTTCCGGCTAGGTCGTCGAAGGATTGCCCGGTGGGGGCGGTTGCATGAAGCAGGCCGCCACCAAAAGCAAACTCTTGAGCGCCTGCAAACGGATGCTGGCCACTGACCCAGAGGTAAGCGCGAATGCTTCCGTCGTCTGCGGCGTAAATACCGGCAGTAAACGTGACGGTTAGCCAGAGGTCGAATGGTTGGACATACGTCTTCGTCACACTGCCTGCTGGCGTCGTAAGCGTGACGGCTACCCTCCAGAGAAACGGGTTCCTCAAATTGGTTTCCCACTGCATTCGCGCCGTCGATCCGCCAGGCATTGCGATTTCGACAAATGGCTCGCCCTCTTCTGCGTACCACGCCAGCCACCCCCACACGCCAAACACTTTCTCGAGAAGCGTTACGGAGTTTTCTTCCTCGACGATCGTCGCGTGAGGCTGAAGCGCGTAGTTGCCCACCATCGGGACGCCTGGCCCAGGAAGGCTGAAGCTTAGGTCGACGCTTGGATGGAGAATCCACATCAGAACTTCACCAGCGCCCATGCGAACTGATACGACGGGAAGTCAATGAACGACAGGTCTTGGATGTAGATGATGTGCGGCCGATCCGCGTCGTTTGCGAGATAGCCGATTATTCTGGCAGGCCCAAAGAAGCACGAGTCGAGGCATCCACGAACTTCCGTTTTTTGCTGTTCGGTGTCCTCAAACCGTCCTGGGAGCCTTGCGTACTGATGCGACGCGGCAAACATCCGCACTCGAGTCCACGCAAACCCCGCGAACGCAAATTCCATGCGATCCGGAGCCACGCAGATCGCGAACGGAGCCATGTTGCGACTCCGGCTCGACGCGGACGCTGGAATCCCCTGCGGCGTCGTGTATCGGAAGAGATTCGACTCAATCTCTTGCGGCTCCCACACCTCGGGTATTGGAACTTGCGGAACCACGAGCTCGTCGCCGGGGTTCTCCTCGCCGCCGTATGATCCAGCTTCCGAAAGAATCTCAAACACTTGCCCGAACACCGGACGGGGAAGTTGAAAAGACGGGAAGGTGCCACCGGGCCACTGCATCATTCCGCGAATCGCTGGAAGAGCCGGAAGGGCAAAGCCCTGCCCTACCGGCACGTTCGCGCGATGCGTGCCGTCGAGCAAGCGATTCCAGGCGCGGCTCGAAATCTGAAGGCGCTCGCCAGGCTGCGTCTTGCGGTATGGGTCTGCCACGCCTGCCTCACTGATTGAACGGTGACTTCGACAGGTGGAACTTCGACCACGATGTACCGACCGACATCGGCTCCCAATCGGCGTATTCGTAGACTTGGTCGACGTAGACGTACTTTGCCTTCTTGACGATCACGTTCGCGGCGGCTTCCGCTTCGTAGTGAATCCAGAGGTGGTCCCACCCGTTCTTGCCGTCAACCGACACACCACCGACCATGAACTGCGACCGATTCTTTCTCGCAGAAAACGACATCGTCACGGCGACCATTGTCTGGCCGCGGCTCATTTCGCCGCGAGCGCCGAGGAACAAGACTTCGCCCGGTTGGAAGTCCCGAAACTTGTTTTGGTTGACGGTACCCGAGAGCCGGAACAGATGCTCCAGAAGGCTGAACTGCTCAACATCCACAAGCGCGCCCGCTTCGTTCTTCTTCTTCAACTTGTCAGGTTTTTTGATGAGTTCTTCCGCCGACACGTTCCACGTTTCGTTGAACGAAAACGCTCGGCCGACCACGTCAACACCGTGGACGCTTTCTCCATCGACGTTGATCGCGCCGTGCATCGTCGGCGCTTCGGTGTCGGGGAACTTGAACTCAATCGGCTTGCCTTCCTTGTCGCCACCCTCCGGACCGTAGGGCCATGCCTGCGTGATGTGCTCTGTCTCACCCGTCGTGTCGAATGACAGCGTCGATGCGAACAGCACTGCCGTCGGCGTTTTGACCATCCCGCCGGCAGCACCTTCAAGCGCCTTCGGGTCGATCAAGAGGGGGTCAATCGCAGCGTTGCCGTAGGCCGCCGAGAGCTCCCACCATGTGTTTCCAATCGGCCGCACGTCGAGCCGCGTCCTGCGATGCTCGGCGTGATAGATCGGCGCCAGTTCCGCCGCCTTCTTCTCTGCCTCCTGGTAGCTGCGGAGCCCCTGCGCAAGCCACTTGAGCTCAATCTCGCGCCCAAGCATGCCGTCCTGCGAGGTTTGGATCGACCCCGCTCCGCTCTCGCCGAGCTCAATCACCGATGGAAGTTGCATGTGTCACCCGAAGGCTGGCGACAGGGTCTTGGTCGCCGTGAGGAGGTTGCGGAGGATCGGCAGCGCCGTCTCTGCCGCGAGCGCGGTCCGCTCCGCAGCCGAAAGCATCTCGCGATCCCAGCCCGCCGGGGCGGTGGGGGCGACGCCGTTCGTGGCGCTGCTTAACCCAGCGCGAAGGTTTGCGGCCGGAGGAATGCTGTTTGCGATCTGTGGCGGCGCGGCGATCGAGGCTGGCGGGAGAGCGAGATCCCCCTGCGGTGCAGCGACAATGGCGGTCGTTGGGGCGGCGCGGTCCACCGTCGGCGTTGACGATGCTCGCCGGACAAGCTCTTCGGTAGCGTCGGCCGTGCGACCCGTGTTCGTTGCCGTTTCGTTTGCGGCCGAGACGTCCGGACCGATGCCAAGCTGCATTGCAGCGTCGGCGCTGAAGGTTCCGACGGACTTCCCTGCCGCGCCAGACTGCATTCCGTCGCCCGGCTCGCTCATGGGATCGCGAAGCGTCGACCGATTGACGTTTGGGTTCTTTCCGCCCGCAACCCTGGCGCCGAGTTGTGCCGCAGAGACTGCGCCGCCAGCGATAAACTCCGAAAGCCATCCGTTGCTCAACAGACCACCGACCGAGTTGAGGTCTTGTAGGTCGGACTTTATGGCAAACACCCCGGCGCCAATGGCGAGCACGATCGCCAGACCCTTGCCCCACGGACCGAAAGCGCTCCCTACCCGCGTGATCGCTGACCCGAGCGACTTCATCCCTCCGGTCAACCAAGAAGTCGCGGACTTCAACCCCACCATCAGCGTCCCGCCGATGCCGATGGTCTTCACCATGTCCCAAATACCCTTGCCCTTGCTGGCGGCCGACCCCGCAGCGCCAGCGAGAAGACCCTTCCACCCGATCGCTTCCACAGCGATCATCGCGTTTCGCAGCATCCGGAAGGCTTTTCCGGAGGCGAGCGTCGCCAGTTCCACCGCCCGCATGGTCGCCTGAGACGACAACAGCCTCTTGATCATGGTGCTGATCGCGTCGAGCGCCGGTCGCATCGTGGTTGCCAGCGAAGCCACTCGCGACTTGAGGGTCGCGACGACATGCTCAAGCAGCAGCGTCGCCGTCTGAAAGAGCCCGGCCGACTGAATCATCTCGGAGATGAATACCCCCCAGGCTCCGAACAGATGCTCAAACACGAGTAGGCCGGTCTTCGCAAGCCCGATCGCTGACACCATTTCGGCTAGGAATACCGCCCACCGCCCGAACGCAGCGCCGGTGGCGAGCACCTTCGGACCAAACTTCGTTACCGCAGACAGCCCCCCGATGATCGTCCGCAGCGAGAACGTCACCGCGGCAATTGCCCCGGCGACCACGAGCATGGCGGCACCGACTACGAAAGCCAGACCGGCGACGACGCCGAAAACCTTGCCGAGGAAGGGAACCTTCTCGAGCAACCACGACAGTCCGTCGATCAGTCTCACGACCCCATCACCGGCCACCCGCAGCCCGTCACCGAAACTCGAGGTCAGGGCGATCGCCAGGCGGCGCACCGATGCCACGAGCCGTTCCCCGAGCCCCGTCAGTCCGCTCATCACGATCCGAAACTTCTCGGATACCGGAAGGTTGTGCTCCATCGCGGTCGCGAGCTCGTCGAACCCCTCGACGCCCATGTCGAGGAACGCGCCCACTACGCGGACGCCGCGGTCCCCGAACACTTGATCGAGGACTTGGTCGCGGGTGATCTTGTCGACAGATTGCAATCGCTTGGCGAGGACGCCGACGATCTGCACCAGCGGCAGCATCCGCCCTTCGGTGTCGCGGAAATTGGTGATTGAGAACCCCACCTTGGCAAGCGCCTTCTCAGCCTCGCGCGACGGGGCGATGAGGCGCTGGAGCATCACCTTGATGCCAGTGCCGGCCTCCTCCCCCTGGATTCCGTAGCGGGCTAGGACGGCAAATCCCTGCGCGATGTCGAAGAGCGTCTGGTCGAACGTCTTGCCAGCCGAGCCGACGAGCCCGAACGCTTCCACCATGTGGCGGATGTCGGTTTCCGATGCGTCAGCGGCGGCGGAAAGGGTGTCGGCCGCGGCGGCGGCGCTGCCGCCGAAGACGTTCATCGCAACCTTCATAAACGTGGCGGCTTCCTGGGCCGAAACGCCGGAGATGCGGGCGAACTCGACTGCGGTCTTCGCGGCGCCGTCCAGAGCGTCCTCAACGCTCATGCCTGCCTTCACGAGGAGGGTGAACGCTTCGGCGATCCGCTCCGGGGAGATTCCCATCTCCTTCGACATCCGGAGGGCTTCCTCGCGGACGCGCTTCAACTGATCCGGCCGGAGGTCCGACACCGACGCCTGGAGCTCAAGCAGTGCGTCCTCAAACTTCGCCGCATGGGTGGCGGCGATGACCATCGACGCCCCCATTGCGGCCCCGGCGGCGGCCAACTGCGAGCCGACCCGCCGCAGCGACTGACCGATCATCGCCAGCCGGTTGTGGACAGACTTGACGGCGCGCTGGAATTGCGAGTCGTCCGCGCGGATTTCGATGAACGCGGCACCGGCGCGAACTTCGGACGATCCTGCCAAGCGTCACCCCATAGCCATCTTGTAAAGCTCGTCCAGGCTGACCGTCTTCGGCTTCTTCCGCTTCTGCTCGAGCGGGTGGAACTCCTTCCACGAGAACGGGCGCGACCGCTTCTTCGGGTCGCGGTTCAACTCTGCATGCTGCGCGATTTGCGCCGACGTGTGGTTCCAGGCTTCCCGCTGCCGTCCGGTTGCTGCCCACGAGAGTTCTCGCAAGCTCCACCCTCCGGGGTGGACGCCGATGATCCCGGCGAGTTCGTAACCGAGCTCCCACGGGTCAACTCTGCGAACATCTCGTCGATCCGGCGCTCGGCCTCCGTCAGCATGGCCGGCATCCTCTCGTCCAGGTTCTTCCTCGCCTGGTCGACCTTCCTCATCGTCATCTGGAGCATCGGCCTCGCGCTCGGGCGGCAAAAAAAAACCATCTCGTCCATCAGTGCGCGAGCGGCCGCCTCCCACGCATCCCCGTCGAGCCCCTCGCCGAAGTCGTCGCGGGTCACGCCGCGCTTCTCGGCCTGCGGCTCGATCATGCACCAGATCACGTCGCCGAGCGTGAACGGATCGGCCAATTGCGACAGGCACTGCCGCTTCTCGTCGACGATGTCTGTGAGGTCGACCGAGCACCGGGCCTTCACGCGGGAGTAGCTCGCGAAATTGCCCGACAACTCCCAGGTGCGTTGCTTGGCGTCGGTGAACGTGTGCATGTCCTGTCCCTTGTGATCACTCTGCCGGAGGCGTGGCGTTGCCTGCCGTGCCAACCTTGCCTGCCTCCATCCCGACCCACTGCCGCAGCGACACCCTCGCCAGCACCGCGCCGTTGAGTGGCTCGTCGCCGACAACGTCATGCACAGTGAAGCGTCCGGTCCCGTCAAACACGCCTCCAGCCAGCGACACCGACACCACGTTGGACTGGATGGTGGAGACGTTTGGCTGTTGGGCGCCGGGGACCGGCACGGTCCGGAGCCCCCCGAGAAACTTGATGTCCCTGGCGTCGGCTAGGGAAAAGTCGATCTCAAGCGAACGCTGGATCGGGATCGCTACCGCGACCGCCGAGTTCCTGACCGTCGCCCCGATCGTCACGACCGTCTCGCGGATGAACACATCCCCGGCAGAGCTCAACACGGTCCCGTTCACGCTAATGGTGCAATCGCGACCGAGCGCGTATGTGTGTTGAGCCTCTGCCACGACGCCACCCCCTCGCGACTATCAACCGGAGAAGATGGCGGTCCGACGCAGGGAGATCGTGTACTCAATGGCACCGTCGTTCTCGTGCGGCTCGGAAATGTTGTTGACGTAGAAGTGACCGAACCCGGTCGCTCCGGTAATCCCCGAGAACAGGCTCCCGACCGATGCGCTCACGAAGACGGTCCCGGTGGAATGCATGGCGCAACTGTGCGCCAGGCACACGACCTCAAACCCGGTGTTGCGGCGGACCGGATAGAATTCCGATTCGTTGCCGCTCGCGCGGGTCGTGACATCCGCCTCGGCGGAAGTCTCGAACGTGCATGTGACCGTCTTGATGTCGCGGTTCGCGATGAAGTAGGTCAGCCCGTTCACGAAATTGAACGACTGCTCGCGCCCGAGCGTGTAGTTGTGCGCTGAGATTGGCATGAAACCTCCAGGGGCAACGATGTCGACGTGTGTTGGTGGGGCGAATCAACTGCGCCGCAGGGTACTGAACTTCAGTATACCACCCCACCTCACGGGCTCCCGAACCTCCCGGCGACGAACCTTCCTCGGAACTCGCGCGCAAGAACGCCGCTGGCGATCGCGCGATTCATCGCCGGCAGCATGTAGGGGCGAGGAGGGTAGCCGCCCGTGTTCCGGCGCAGCTTCGTCGGGAGCCACTTGCCTGGGTCGCGAGGGGTCTTGCCTTCGGCGAGCCACTTGATGATCGGACCCTTTCGCCTCGACGGCGGCCACCGACCGTTGAACGCCCATCCGCGCTGCGGTCGACCGGTCCCAGACCCAAACTCGTGGAGGTGCGGAATCCACCACGACTCCCCCTTTTTCGACGGCCCGACAACCGCCGAATGCGCGCCCACGTCGTATGCGTTGTAGAGATTCCTCCGCATGCCAACCATCACGCTGATCGGCACATGCGTGTGCGGGGGCGTCCCCGGCTCAGACGGAGGTCGCCGCTGGATTTCCTGCATGGTCGTGAGGATGGCATTGCGGTTCCGGCGACTCAGCGCGTAAACGCCACCAAAGGCGGCGAGGCTCATGCCTGGATTCATCCGCATCACGCGGAGTGGCGGTTTCGCCCGCCCGACGCGGCGGATCGACCGGCGCGCGTAGTCCTTGATTCTGGCCGACCCGCGCATCAGACCGCGGTATTCCATCACCGAAAGCGAGTTCTTGATCGCATTGCGATCGAAGAACATGTCGGTGCGCACCGTCAGGTTGAATCCGCCTCCGAGCATCGGTCACCCCTCTCTGCCCAGCAGGATGCGATACGACACCTCAATGTCTGCCAGAAACACTCGAGAGGCGGACAGTTGGTCGCGGTCGAACGTGCTCGACACTTGCATTCCCCACCACTGCACCCCGGATGGCATGGCGGGGGTGGATGCCGGGAGTGTGCCGCTGCGGACCTTGTCTTGGATTTGCGTCCGAAGCTTGATGAGGTCGCGTACCTCGGCGTCGTTTGCGAACCGCTTCGCCATCACGATGTGGACATGCGGCTCGTGGAGGTCGCCGCCACGCCCCTCAAAAAGGGAAATGTCCAAGTCGCCTGGGACGACCGACACGCGGAGGGTGGCGAGGTCCGCCACCTCGTAGTCGGGGACGTACTGCATCTTCGCGGTGAACGACGACACGCTGCCCGACCACAGCACTTGCGACAGGCTGTTTGCCAGCGATTCGGCGACGAGTTCTTCGATAGCGGCGTACTCGCTCATGGGAGTCCTCAGTTGGGGCGCGGGCCGGGCTCAGTGAACGCTGTGTCTCCGGCGAGCAGGCCGGCCAGGTGCTGCGACGCCTGCTTGTCCCTGGCGATCCCGACTCGTGCATGCTGCGCCGCCTCGCTCGCCAGCCCGAGCTTCGCGGCGGCGTGGGCGGCGACGATGCAGGGGTAGGCTCCGTAGGCTCCCGGCTCGCTCGTGTGGCTCATCGCATGGGCGTCGCACCCCGCAGCGGCGCGCGAGTAGAACAGCGCCCCGACCGGGTCGCTCCGCTCTTGGTAGTTGTGGGCGAGCCGCAGATAGCCCTCCGGCTCGGTCGGCGATTCGATGATCGACCGCTCCAGCCACAGTCGCGCCTTTGACGGCTCGAGGAGCGCTAGCTGCCGGCATGCGTAGGCCCGCTCCTGCGGGACTCCCCCGGCCATGTCCAGGTAGCGGTGAAAGGCCGCAGCCGCCTCCGGGTCGCCGGCGTAGTCGAGCTCGCGCGCCAGATACCACTGCATGCGGGCATCGTGCGGGGCTTCCACGACCGACCGCCGGAGGAGCGTCAAGTCGCTCTTGTGCTGCTTCCCCGGCTCGCGGTTGTGGCGGATAAGGAGGGTGTCGACGACGGTCTGGACGTGCGGACCGTCCCAGCACACGAGCCCCTCGTGCGTCGCCCCGCCCCACCGGAACCCGCTCCGCGCGTGGATGCGGTCGCAGAGAATCTTGAGTTCGCCCGACCAGGCGTACCAGTACCGAAGCTGCGTCGTGTCGGCCGCCCACGCCGCCTCCACCACCGCCCGCCACCCCGGCTCGAGTACCTCGTCCAGGTCGAGACGGATGCACACGTCGACATCACGCGGGAGGTGCTGGAGCGAAAGGTTGTGTGCGTCGTCCCACCGCCACGGGACCACATCCCCAAACGCCACCTCTACCCCCGCGTCGCGGAGCATCTGCACGGTTGCGTCGGTTGAGCCGGTGTCGGTGACGACGCGAACATCCGCGTCGCGGGAGGACTCCTCCCAGGCGGCGACGTTCCTGGCTTCGTTTTTCGCGAGCGCGTAGATTCCGATGCGCATTTCAGTACCGGTAGTGCTTGTGGTTGCCGACCGCGTAGAAGGCCAGCGGTTCGTTCACGAACAAGGCGGGAGTCAGCTTTGCCGCCCTTTGCCAGTAGTCCCAGTCCTCGCCGAAACCGGTGTCGCGCTGGTCGCCGACCTGTCGAGCGATGTCCGCTCCGAGCATGGCCGTCGAGCAGATGATCGCGTTGCTCGCCGTGAGCGTTTCGGTGATGTCAAACACGCCTGGGCCGACGATCCTGCCCTGCTCGCCGTGGTGATAGCCGCAGGCGACGCCGTCGGTCCGGCGGTTGATCGCATTGGTCGCGATGAGCCGGTGGTGTTCGTACCGGCCCGCCACCTCCAGGCTCCTCTCCATCTTCCCCGGCATCCACTCGTCGTCGTCGTCGAGCATCGCGATCCACGCGGGGCAGGCGGCGCCGGAGAGCAGATAGCGGAGCCCCCAGTTGCGCACCCAGCCGATCGCGTAGCCGACGCCGTGCGTCACCCTCGAGTTCTCCTCGAGCCGCAGGATCGTCAGCCGCTCGTCGTCGACGATCTCGTCAAGCCATTCGTACCGGCGATCGTCGCTTGCGTCGTCCACGACCACCACCTCCGTCGGCGGGACGGTCTGCGCGAACGCCGACCGCACCGCGCGAAGGCACTCTTCGTAGCGATTGAAGGTCGGCATCACGACGGCGTAGGTGCGGTCACGGGCCATTCTCAAACAGGCTCCCGTCGTGATTGGACGGATACCACCGGAACTTCTCCGGATTGGCGAGCGCAACCGCCGCCCAGTAGTTCACCTCCCAGGTGATCATCCCCTCGGTCGCTAGGAGCGCTTCGGCATGCCGGACGACCTCGGCGTGGAACCACGATGCGAGCGACGCCGGGACGATGAGGACGCCGCCAGCGAAGTGCCACGCCGGTGAGGTGGGGTCGATGTCCTGCTCCGGCGGCCCCCAGATCGACGCCACCGTGATCCGGTCGGCGGGGGCGCTCGCGGCACGGTCGAAGAAGCGAACGATCTCCGTCTCCGTCACGCCGGGGACATGAAGAACGCCAAAATCGACCCACACCATCCGCGTGTCCGGCGACTCGCCACGAGCCGCCCTGGCGATCCAGGCCGACTTCTCTGCCTGGACGGCAAGAAACCCCGCCGTGTCCTTGTCGGGGTTCCCTGGAGGCACCGAGGGGCTTGCCGCGAGCATCCGCAGCCAGCAGCGATCAAGTGACGTTGGGTGCATGTCCTGGCCGGTCACGCCGCGAATGGTCCCGTACATCACCTCGTGGTACACGGTGGCGGGCAGGCCCAGGCCGAGGAGCCGATTTCCGAACTCGACGTAGGACTCGTGGCTCCGGTGCGCGGAGTCGAGGCGGATGTAGCCGGTGACGAGCTTCGCCTTGGTCACGCCTCGCCCTCCGGAACGTAGATCATCGCGAGGATGTCGTGGAGGTCGAACTCCGCGATCCACGCCTCGGCGTCCCGCACTCCGAAGGACGCGACCACCTGGTCGCCACGCCTGGCAAGGCCAGCGGCGAACTCAATCGCGCGGTGCTCGCGGAAGTAGAACGGCGCAGACACGCCCGCAAAGGACGGGATTCCGTCGGCGATCGTGAACGCCACGAAACGGTGTTCGTAGATTCGCTTGCCGTCGTCGTCCTGCGCGACCTCGTGGACGAGCGCGATGTAGGTCGATCCGACGGCGTGAATGACCTGGGAGCCACCCCGGAACCCCCGAGCAATCCTCGGTGATTCGCCGTGCTGGTGGAGTTTCCACCCCTTCAGCCCCCGCGTCGCCGTGACGACCCTCCCGTCCTCCCAGGCGGCGTAGAGAAACCGGTGCGTCCCCTCAATGGGCATCCAGTTTTTTTCGTGCCGGCCTGCGATCGGCTCCGGACGCACGGCGAAATGGTCGGCGAAGCGCTCGTTCGGGAACAGTTCGGCCGTCGCGATCCGGCAGTTGCCGTCGAACCCCTCGACGTTCCGGACGGTCGCCGACAGATACCACCGCCCTGCGACGCTGTTGAGGCGGCAGTCCTCGAGCCCGTCGACCGGGAAGTCCGACCGCGAGTAGTGCGGTCCGGCGATCGGCCGGGGGTCGGCGACGACGAGGTCTTCCGTCACCAACGCGAGGATGTTCTCGGTGCGGATGCAATTGCCGTCGGCCATCGGAATCACATACTGCCCGTCGACGATCGCGTAGTTACTCGACCGGACCACCACCATGTACCCGTTGCCGTCGCTCGCGATCGACGGGTTGAAGAGCGACCACCCGTCGTGCGGAGGTGCGATGGCGAGGTCTATCCTCACGAACCGCGCCGCCGCCAAGTCCGTCACGGGCTGCGTGTACCACGTCCGATTCCGGCGCACGACTCGCTCGCGATCTGGAGACAGGTCGCTCGCGAGCAGTCGCTCGCAGGCGCGACGGCCGACCTCGCGTTCGCCAGCGTAGTAGGCGTGGACGGAGAGGTGGTGAAGGTGGTCGTTCATTCGTTGGCCTCGCAGGACGATGTCGGCCCGCATCGTCTATCGGATCGCGGACCCGTCAAGCGGCTTTTCCAAAGTTTCGGTGCGGTCAGCGGAGGGGGTGCGTCAGCGCCAAGTTCCGCCGTCGTTCACGAAAGGAACCCCCAGCCGCCAGCCGGAGCCGACGTTGACGTAGGCGTCCCCGTTCCGCCATGTGCCGCCGACGTTCACGAACAACTTCCGCGGCATACTCACCGCCCGATCCGGCAGCGGCTGAAGCCCGATCCCGCGACGGGAGGCGAGGAGGCGGATTTCGGCGGGCGCGAGGGCACGGTTGTAGATGCGGATGTCGTCGAGCGCGACCGTCCTGCGAAAAGCGCCGACATTCGCACCGTAGTCGCAAAACCAAAACCTACTGGCAACAACGTTGGGAGTGTTGGTCGAGCCAGTACCAGCAATCTCAGTTCCGTTAAAAAACAGCCGCGTAGTCGTGTTGATTGGGCCAGGAGTCTTTACCATGCAGAAGTGAAACCACTGCCCAAGCGTTATCACTATCGCAGTCGAGGCGAAACTTACCCCTGTGAACTCTGCGCGAATAACTCCATTAACCTGAGCCACAGAAAACCCTGATGCTGTCGCGCCTGACGCGGCCAGCCCCCCGAGAACAGTAAACTGACTCAACAGGCTGTCCTGCTTCCCAAAGAACGACATCGAAGCAGTTATGTCGCCTGAAAGAGGAATCACGGCGCGCGAGACAGACGAACCGTTTAGCCTGCTGGACACGCACGGAAATCCATTCTGAACCTCAGACACCAATCCGCCGATGGGCGCGTGGTTGCCTTTCGTTCGTTCTTCGATCAGCGCAGACGGAAGACCCAGCGACGGGCACCACGCGCCGACGAGCCCCTGGCGAAGCGATGGATGCTCAAAGCGCATCAGTTCACCGTTTGGAAAACTGGCTGAATACGGATCTGGTGATTCCCGGCGGTGCTGTTCAGGTTCACGCCGGTCGAGTGCGTCACGAACAGAACAAACTTCGGCGGCAGCGTCCCGCCAAACGCCGCAGCGAGCGACACCGGGCCGAAGTGGTAGGTACGGTCGGTGGTGTTTGCCGTTGCCATCGCAGCGACAAACCGGCAGACGCTGGCCTTGATGTCGGCCGAGGTGATCGTTTCGGCGGACTCGGTGCCGTCGAACACATCCGGCCAGTTGGTTCCGTCCCACGACCCGACTGCCCACACTTCGATTGACCGTGCAGCCGTTGGCGAGGTGCCCGCGGTAATCTTCCCGCTGATGAGGTAATCGAGGTACAGATTCGTTGCGTTATCGATGGTTGCCGATTCGCGGCCGGTCAGGAGGTTCGTATCACTCCCGAGCGACGCGAGCGTGATCGTGAGGTCGGAGGCGGCGGGGTAGGAGAGCTTCAGGTCAGCCATTGGCGAGTCTCCGAGCGTTGACGATGAGACCGACACCGATCTCCGGCAGACCGACCGACTCGGTCCACGGGATCGACGCATCCGCGAGCGACGACAGCGCGTCGGCCTGCTTCTGCGTCACGATCCCCGCCTGGACGAGCGCGGCCCTCATGGCGACCACCGCGGTCCGGTCGAGGTCGACCGTCTGAATCGTGCCCGACTGATCGTCGATCCACGCGAGAACCGAGATCGCAAGGGCGCGGACGGCAGCGGTCGAAGACTCACGAGCATCGAGGAGCGAAACCCAATAGCCCCCCTCGATTGCGGCCTGCCGGATCGCCCATGTCGGCACCGGGCGACGAACGGAGACGCGGAGCCCGTTGATTGCGTCGGCCAGCAGCTGGTCGGCCATCCCCTGGTATTGGGGCTCGCGGATCTTCGCGGCGAGTGCCTGCAAGTTCATGTCGCCCCTCAACTGTGTCTTAGGTACAGGTCGCCAGGATTGCCGCCAGCCGGGTATGCGCTGCCGAAGGAGAACACGATCCCCGTCGGGCCGGTCGCTCCCGTGGCACCGTTCGCGCCGTTACTGCCTGCGGCACCCGATGGACCTGTCGGCCCGGTAGCGCCAGCGTCGCCAGCCGCTCCGTTGCTCCCGGCCGCCCCGCTGGCACCGGTCGGCCCCGTGGCGCCCGCTGCTCCGTTGGCTCCTGCGGACCCTGCGGCCCCCGTCGGCCCAGTCGCGCCGACCGCGCCGTTGCTGCCCGATGTGCCAGCCTGCCCGGCTGGGCCTGTAGGCCCGGTGGCACCGACGGAACCCGCCGACCCCGCTGGCCCCGTCACGCTGGCTCCGGCGGCCCCGGTCGCTCCCGTCGCTCCCGCGACGCCCGCTGGACCTGTCGCACCGACCCCGGTCGCACCCGTCGGCCCAGGCAGGCCCGGCGCGAGGTTCATCGGCTCGCCCCACGATCCGTTGGCCTTCGGTCCGTAGATTCGCTGGCCGGTCGTGTCCACCCACAGGTCGCCGGAGGTGCCGAACGCTGCGGCTGGCGCGCCGTCGCCGTGGTAGACCTTCGCGCCGTCCTGGCCGGCGGGGCCGGTTGCCCCAGTCACGCCGTTGGCTGGCACCCACGCGGAACCATCCCACACCAGCGAGTTGCCGGAGGAGGGGGCGGCGGTCGAGATCGGGCGCGACTGCAACTGCGTCGCGTTGCCGGTCGTCG